TTTGTGTCCGGTAAATCCGGTTGTTGCGTAACCTGAAAGGTTACCTTGTGGAGTAGTTGTATCAGTACTACTTGTTTGTGCTATAGGATTTACGTTAATCCTATCTTTTCCGCCACCGAGATATTCGGGGCGTTGTAATCTAGCATCTGGGCTAGTTACTCCGAAGTGACTTTGTATAACTTCGGTGTATCTTGTTCCTCCTCGTGCGTCTTTCTCATATAATCTTTGTATTTGGAACGCTTCTCTTAATTGATTTATTGTTGCAGCGGTTGCTTGTGATAAATCTGCTTGTAATGCTACACCTGAACCAGGTGTTGAACTTGTTACTTCTGTACCACTTGATAAACCATGTAGTCTCATTCTAGTGGTTGTATCAGTGGAATCTTGATATGTTAAATATTCATTGTGTGTTGTAGTATTAGCTGTTATTGGAGCTGTTGTACCTAAGGGCAGGGTAACTGCATCTCCTTTCTGTGGCCAAGGTAAAGCACTTGTAAAATAATCGTGTCTTTTACCTCTTTTTAATACTGTATAATTTGTGGCTGTATCTGGGCCGTCTCCTTTGTCAACTGTAACGCTATCTTGTAAGTTTTCATCTCTGAACCAATCATTATATATCAGATTGTACGCTCTGCCACATAAATTGTTGAATGTTAATTCAACATCTGTTGGTACACCCATGTAGTCGTAAAGACTACTATTAGCGGGTGTTGTTGTTGTTGTTGGTACTAAGTAATCCGTGCTATCGCCCGGATTTGTTTGCTCTCCGCAAAACTTTTCCCAATTGTCCCATATTAATCTATATGGTACTGCAAAAAAGAATGTTTCTATATATAAATTGTCCATAAATGGATTAATTGGTGTAGCCAAACGGCCGAAACCGTTGGCGTCCATTTGAAATGTGTCCCCGGGTAATGCTTCATCATAGAAAATTGGTATTAAATTTCCTGCATCAAATGTAGTTTTTAAACCGTGATCTCTGTTAAAAACAGATCTTTGTATATCAACTTTAGGTACTCTGCTAAAGTCTTTACTTAATGTTGATGGAAGATTTCCTTGAGGTCCAAACATGTTTTATTCCTTTTTTGTTGAATCCGATAGAACTTCGAATTCTATTATTATTGTTGTTTCAGTAGGGCTTACAAAGCCCTCTGTTTCTACCCATCTACCAATTCTTGCTAAATGGTAATCTTTCGGATATTTCCCGAAAGGTAGTTCTGGTCGTTGTAATAAGTCCGTACAAGCTCGTATTGCAGTGCCATCTGTAAGTTCTATAAATGGTGGTGCGTATATTTCTGATACTTTGTCGTATATTGAATATATATTTTTTGAATTGTCGTCTTTTGTCATTGTTTTGTCCTCTTTGTCGCATATTGTTTTTCATATGATTATTAGTTACATAATATATATTACGAGTCAAACTTTTTTTATAGGTCTCTTATTAATTGTTTTAAACTTTGTAATTTTACTTCTTCTTCTACCCATAGACGGTCTAAATTTTCATCATAGCCGTCATACACTGGCTTATCTTTTTGTTTTTCTTTTCTGGCTTGTTTTATTTTTTCATATAACTCAGGGTTATATGTTTCTTTGTGTAACGGATTATTTAATAGTTCAAGATAATATCTTGGTACTGTTGTTTTTTTTTCTTTTATTACGACGTAGTCGTGTGGAAATACATCTTTTATGTATTTCTTAAACCAGTCATATCCTATTCCCGGTTTTCTACTCATAGTGCAGTATTCGTGTTTGTTTTGTGTCACCTCCCCTGTTAGGGGATCTATTTTTGTTTGTTCTTCTGTTCCTTTTTGTTTTTTCATTACATATCTTGCTACATAGCTAGCACTTTCTAATTCGCAATTGCCTATGGTATTAAAACCATAAGGCCATAATGTCTGTAATTCTTTACTTTCGTAAATTTTGTACCCATTTCTTTCTGTATGTAATATTTTGTCTGGGAAATCATAACCAAATATAATTGCATGATAATGTGGTCTTTGGTTTTGTTCTCCATATTCTCCACAGTGGAAGAATCTGATATGTTTCCCGTGCTTCTTTCTCAGACGTTTCATAAAACGCTGAAATTCACGCACATCTAGAGAAGTAGGAACTTCTCTTTTATTTAATGATTCTGGATTAAATGTTAATGTTATAAAGCACGACTTATCGTGCATTTGGGCCTCGTGCATAATACGAGTTGCCCATTGTCTACTATAATTTAGTCTACACCCTACACATTGGCCACATGGTAAATTAAACCCCTTCGCATAAGGGAAGGGGCTATTGAATACTATTTTACCATCTATTCTAAAGGCCGTTAACGGGTGATAGCATTTCATTGTTATATTCTATAACCGCCTCGCATAGGCTTAATGTTATTTTTTCTATTTACTTTCATTGCAGTTTTTTTAAAAACTTTACTACTACGTTTTCTACTCATTTTTTTTCTATACATATTAGATCTCCTATTAGGTTGGTGTCACTCCACACAGTTGACATCAAGTAGTCAACTGTGTGGCCTATTCCTTCGGCTCTTGAGCTATGGGTGGCTCGCCGCTCTCAGGAATAGGGTCTGTAGCTGAGGACGTAGCCACAGCTTCTTGGGATTGTTCAATAAATCCCATTTTTATTAATTCGTCTTTATTATCCGGGTTACTTACAAATTCGTAAAATTTTCCCGGATTGTTATCGAATTGTTTTCTTATATCTGACGGAATTGTCATGAATTCTTCTTGGGCATTTCTGACCAAATCTAATGCTTCTCTGTAATCTGTTACTTCAGAGAAATCTCCGTATCTGGCACGGCCACGATGTACGTGTTCAATGATTCCGTTACGATCATGTCTTTTTATTATATTTATTATGTCGCATTCCTCTTGGAAATGCTGTTGTGTCAGGCTTTCGCCTTCTGTATTAAAGAAACATGGCTTATGTGGTTCATAAGCTGTTCTAAAAGGTATTACTTTGTCTAGTTTTTTCATAATTCACCTATTATTTCCCATTGAGGTTGTCTTTTTAGTTTTTGGGTTTTTTGTTTAGCTACTTTAGGTATTTTGTAAGTTTTACCTATGGGTATCTTTTTTTTTTTCATTGCATTTATTTTTGCAGATTCCCTTAATTTTTTATTTAGCATGTCAGCAGCTGAACTTGCATTTTCTTTGATTAACCTCATAAAACCCTCAATGGTTTTAGGTAAAGCTGAACCAGCTGTATCTTTTAATATTTTTGTTTCTTCATTAGTTTTGTTAGTATTTGCAATTACATTTGCAACATTAGCTGATGCTTGAATACCAGCTAAATTTGCATTTTGGGCTTGATATGTTGCACCACCCGGTGTGCTTGCACCACCCATTTTTCCGGCTAAAATTGGATTTAGACCGGCTTGTTGCATATCATTCATTCCTCTTTGATATGCTGTATTTGACATTTCTCTTTGAAATGCCATTTGTTTTGCAGATGCTATTCTATTTTCGGTGTTTTGTTTTTTTGCACCTTGTCTGGCCATCATTCCACCAATGACGGCTCCGGCTATTTGACCCCAAGGCATTAGAAATGATCAATCAGACCAGGAACGCCATAGGTAGGCATTGGTCTTGCACATTTTAATTTAAAAAACATATCCAATATCATATTTGGATAATTCTGTACTGCTGTTACTCGGTCTACTGGCGGATTTTCTTCTATAAAAGAAGCATTTAATGCCGGCAGTGACCCAAAGTCTTGGGCTAAATGCCAAGTATCTAAGCTTTGTGCGAAATTAGATCGCATTTGACCAGTTACAAAACTAGGTTTGTAGCGGTACTCAGCGTACCTTTCTTGATAGCCGAATACTGAATCGTCGGCTGTTGTTCCTTGGGCGTAAATCTCTTTATTAAGAATTGACTGTTCTCCAAGGTGGGCTAGGGCAGGCCAGTAGAAATCAAACTTTGTTTGTCTACTAAAATGCCTAGGGAGGCCTTGTTGATATGTTAAATCTGCGAATACATTCGCTAGCCCTATTATTACTGAATGTTCAGTAAATGATTTACTGAATTTATGACCCATAAATCCAGTTGTTGCGTAACCAGATAGGTTACCTTGTGGCGTTGTTGTATCTGTGGAACTTGTTTGTGCTATAGGATTAACATTAATCCTATCTTTTCCTCCGCCTAAATATTCTGGTCTTTGTAATCTAGCATCTGGAGAAGTTACTCCAAAATGACTTTGAATTACTTCTGTATATCTTGTTCCACCTCTAGCGTCTTTTTCATAAAGACGTTGTATTTGAAATGCTTCTCTTAATTGATTTATATTAGCAGCTGTAGCTGCTGTTAAATCAGCATACATTGGTTTATCAGTTGTTGTATTATTAGAATCACCATATAAAAGTGCTTGGCTAGTATTCATCAGTCTTACATTTCCTGATGAATCATTAACAGTAATATAATTTCCTGATGTTTGTACGCCGCTAAATGCGGCATCTGATACAATAGGTGCTTCTGTACCTAAAGGTAATGCTACTGCATCACCTTTTTGTGGCCAAGGTAATGCACTTGTAAAATAATCATGTCTTTTACCTCTTTTAAGCAATGTATAATTGCTTGCTGTATCTGGTCCATCTCCTTTATCAACTGTTACACTGTCTTGAAGATTTTCATCTCTAAACCAATCGTTATATATTAAATTGTATGCTCGTCCGCATAAATTATTAAATGTTAATGCAACGTCGGTAGGGACACCGAAATAGTCAAATAATGTGCTATTTGTTGCTGTTGTTGTTATTGTTGGTACTAAATAGTCCGTGCTATCGCCCGGATTTGTTTGCTCTCCGCAAAACTTTTCCCAATTGTCCC